AATAGAGGTTAAATTTTGTGAAAAGATTAATTAAAAAAGCAAGAATTTTAACTCTTAAAGATAAATTTCCAGATATAGATAATTATGATTTTATAGATATAGGTTTACAAAATGTTGAAGTATCTAAGATAGTTGGAATATGTGATGGCAGAGTTGATGAATATAATGACGATTTTACTCCAATAGATAGTAATGATCCAAGATGGTTAAAGGTCTATAATGGATATAAAAATGGTGACAGTTTACCACCAATACCATTAATTCTTGCGCCAGATAATAATTATTATGGTGATGGGGATGGCTCCCATAGAATTTCAGCAGCCAAGGTTTTAAATATGCAAACCGTATCTGCAAAAGTAACAAAAATGATTGAAAAAGAAAAAGGAATAAATGATTCTTGGCAAGAATATGCTAAAGATAGAATTGAAAAATTAAATAAAATGTCAAAAGAATATCGAGATATGTGGCCTAAATTTTATGAACTTCAGGATAAGGCCTTTGAAAGTGGAGATCATAAAGAATATAATAAATTTAAGAAGCAAATGAATGATTTAGGAAACAAAATTAGTAAATTAGATAGAGAACTTTTAAATGAAGAAAAAAATTATAAGAATAATCTTTTAGGAGGTTGAAAGATGTCAAGATTAAAGAAAATCGCTGAAATATACAATGGATTTAAAAATAGTGAAAAATATTATGAGGTATTTAAAAATCCATCAGATAAAGAAATAGAAGAAATAAAAAAATCCAGTAGATATGCATCTATTAGAGGTGTAATATTATCAGATGGGACCATATATTCATGGCCAGGCGACATTTTACATGATGATATTAATAATCATATAAATGAAAAAATAGATATTAATCAATTTAGATTTGCTTATGAACCGCGCAGAGGTTGGATTATAGATTTAAATAAAAATTTTACAAAACAACAAGGTTTAGAAATGATAAAAAAATATAATTCTATTTTATCTAGATTTGGTGATATACAAGAAATATTTTTTATATTTTTTGCCTCAGATTTTAAACAACACAATAGTATACATGTTTTTCATAATGAAATAGATGAAGAATTAGCTCAAATGGCATCTAATTTTTCTAATAAATTAACAAAAAAAGCCGAAGCATATTCTGGTTTTAAATTAGATGGAATATTTCACGAAGTATTTAAAAATCCTACAAATTCAGAAATACAAGAATGCAAAAAAGAATATAATTCCATTCGCGGAGTTATTAATNATGAAGGTATATTTGTATGGCCGGGAGAAATATGGCACAAACAATTGCAACGTATAGTTCAAGATCCTGTAGATATTAATGGATTTAGATTTGCTTATGATAATGGTTGGGAATTTAATACTACTTATAATTATGATTTAGAAGATGTATTAAAAATTATTGATGATAATTACAATCTTTTTAATAATATGGGTGATTTAAACAAAACCATGTACATTGGCCCAGATAAAAATGGAGAATATTATGAGATAATGGGTTATGATAAATTAAAAGCTGTAATTCAAGATAAAAACATAATGATATTTAATTATACAAATAAAAAAACGAGATTAAAAAAAATCGCTGAATATATACATTGTCATAACTGTGGTTGGGATAATGGGGATTTTCTTTATGAGGCGGACGGCACATTACAAGGATGGGCACCCAAGAAAGATACTAAAAGATTTAAAGAACTAGATAAAAAACAAATTTATAAAACATTCAAAGATTTTGAAGAAAAAAATCCCGATGGTATTTGTCCAAAATGTGGTAAACAAGAATTAGATATAGACTAAAATAAAAAAATGTAAAACTCCTTATATATTATTAGAATTGATATTTAATAATAATATATAAGGGGTTTTTATATGAAAAGATTAATTAAAAAAGCAGAAATATTTAGTGGAATAAATTATAATGATAATTATTATGAGATATTTAAAAATCCAACAGCTAATGAGTGGAATATAGTCCAAAGTTATGGCCAAAATATTAGAGGCCTAATCACTTTAAATGGAGATTTATATATTTGGCCAGCCAATATTTTGCANGAAGAATTAAAAAAATATCTAAATTTATCAGAGATGGAAAATATTTCACTTATTGTGGAAAACAGTCAAATAGATACTCTGCTGACGTATATTTTAAATATAGAAGAATTTACAAATATAATTATTAATTGTAAATCTTTGTTTAATTATTTTAATAGACAATCAATAATTTCAAATCTTGTTGTATCTGACAAAAGAATGAATAATATTCCTTTAGGAAATATTGCATAATTTAAATGTTATAAAAGTATTACTCCCTCCTTATTTAAAATACGTATAAGGAGGGATTTTTTTTGTTTGATTTAACTCCAATAAAAAATAACACTGAGGCTTTAAAAGACCAATTATCGGGTCTAAAAAATAATAATATTGGTGGAGTACCGTTGGGGGACTACATTTTTAATAAAATTGTTACAAAAGTAGATCCAGTTGAATATTGTGAGAGAGTTTTAAGAACTCATTTACCACCACATATGCAACATTTACATGAAAATCAAAGAGAATTGGTTAGAGCAGTATGTAATCCTCGTATTCGTAAAGTTGCTGCTTTGATGGCTAGACAGTCCGGTAAAACTGAATCAATAGCTTCATTTGTTGGATATCTTTTAGATAATTATCCTATGATGCGTATTGGTATATTTACACCAAGAATCCAGCAGGCTGAAATTAATGTTGGTCGTACAGCTATATTTTTTCAGATGAATGAAGAAAAATTAAATAATAGATTGATAAAATGTACAAAACAAAAAATCGAATTATCTAATGGTTCATATGTTATGGCTGTTTCTGGTTCCGATCAATCTAATATCGAAGGTTTAACTTTTGATATAATTATTTTAGATGAAGCCCAAAAAATTACAGATTATACGTGGTCAGAACGTATAGTTCCAATGGGAGGTGCCACTAACGCTAAACTTATAAAAATTGGTACACCTAAAACTCGTAATCACTTTTATATGTCAATGGACGGTAAAGAATCTACTGATTGGTATACAATTAGAAGAGATTGGACACAATGTCCACAATTATGGGTTAAAGATGCAATAATGTTGCCAGACCATGAAGATCCAACACATGAAAAAGTAAGACCATATTCAAGATATGTATTTAGTTTAATGCCAAAATCATTAAAACAAGAATACTTTCCTACCGCTCCAGATATGTGGACAGAAGGTTCAATGTCTGTTGAAGATTTTAAAACCCAATACATGCTGCAATTTATTGATGGTGCTGGACAATATCTTTCAACTGAAGAATGGACTACTTTAGTTAGCGGAGATTTTGACTGGCAAACACAAGGTAAAATTGGAGAAATATATGCCGCAGGAATAGACTTTGCTGGCTCTGATGCGGAAGGTGCGGACTTTACTCATATAAGTGTATTTAGAATAATGCCTAATGGATTAAAACAAAAAGTTTGGAGTACAGAATTCCATGGAAATAGTTATCCAGAACAAATGAGAGAAATTGCTAAATTATTTGGTGGACCAAGGCCAGTATGGCCCTGTAAAAAAATATTTGCCGATTATACTGGTTGTGGACGTCCAGTCGTCCAAACATTAATTGAAGAATATGGAATGACTAATTTAGTTGGTATTACATTTAATGGTGCAGACACTTTTACACAATCTGGTATGAATATGAAAAATATTATGTTTGCAACATTTAAAAATGAATTAGATTATGGGCGAATTCAATATCCAAGTAAAGATAGATTTTATGCCTGTGTTCATAAAGACCTTTATTCTTTTTATCATAAAATGGTAGGAGAATGGAGAGATCTTGAATTTACAGTTGGTTTAACAGTTAATAAAAAGATTGAAGCCCCAGTTGGTGGGCATGACGATGTTTGTTGTGCAGATGCTTTGGGAATATTTGCTTGTATACATGGATCCAGAAGCTCTATGCCTCGTCCATCCAGTGCAAGAGTGTTTAGGAGAGGATAAAATGAAAAGGTTAATTAAAAAATCAGAAATATATGATGGATTTAATATTGATAATAGTTATGATTTATTTGAAGATATTAGTTCCAATGGTTATAATGAAATATTTAAAAACCCGACAGCTAAAGAAATACAATCTTTAAAAGAAGCAAGTAATAATGCTGTTAGGGGAATAATTTATAGTAATGGCGATATGTATATTTGGAATGGTTATATTTTACACGATTTTATTAATGATTATACTAATCAAAAATTAAATATAAA